TTGTTGGGTTGCCGTTGCGATCGGTTGCGCCGGCGCGGCCGCCTCTTTTGGCGAGCTGTAAAAGGTAGGTGTTGTTGTCGCTCGTCTGAGTAATGACCGCCACCGCACGAGCCCAGTTTGTCAGCTCAGATGAACCGCTCCCGAGGTAAGCGTAATCGTTGGACGTCCATCCCGCCATCGCCTTGGAGTCCTTCGGCGGTTTACCGGTATGGTGCACAACCATCCACGAGACGCCTGTGGCCTCCGCGATCGGGTTGAGACCGTTCCGCAAAAATTTTGAGCAAACTTCCTGCTTCGAAACGTCGCCGCCAAGAAACGAGAGGAGTGGATCGATCCAAACTAAATCGGGTGAGTGTTTTTCAATCAACTTCGAAACCGCCCGGCAAAACGCCTCCCCGGTGTGGATCGTGTCGCGGCAAAATTTGACGTTCTCGAAGATCGCGTCCACGCGCCCGCGGTCCTGATTGCGGTCTAATCCCATCCCGGCAATGACGCCTTGCGCCTGTTCGGCGATGTCGCCCATGTCGTTCTCCGCCTGGACGATCAGCGACTTGAGCGGCCGCGCCGGGTAGATTCCGAAAAGCGGCAACCCGAGCGCAAACGTAAACGCCGCCTGAGTCGCCAGCGTGCTTTTCCCAATGCCGGACTGGGCAACCAAAACGAAAGATCCACCCCTGCAGAGATACCGGCGCCCAATCAAGCAGCTCGGGTCCCGGTCGGGGTCAAAGTCTAGGAGCGTTTGCGGGTCGAGTTCTTCCCCGCTCCCGGTGGCTTCCTGCTCGGCCAACCACTCGACAAATGTTGGTTTGCCGCATCCCCGAGAAATGAGAACTTGCTCTGAATCGAGTCGAAGCGCGCCCGGCGCTCTAGAGAGTCGGCCGGGGTTTTTGTTGGCGTTGTCGGGTTTGTATTCCGAAAAATACGCATAGATTATCGCGACGCGCTCGTCGTATTCCTCCCGGTCTTTCGCGTCGACTCGGACCCATGCGTGGAGCGATCTTTTGCCGCTGTCGATGATGCACGCGACCGGTAATTGGGATTCGTGCATGATGTCCCACTGACGCTTTTTCTCGAGGTCGTCAAACTCCAAGAGGACGTGCCGGAAGTCCTGGATGTCGGCATCTTTGGTCGACTGGATCGAATAGGGGTTGATGCCAATATAAATCCCCGGCGGCCCCTCGTCGCCGACCTCCTCCGCGCGCTCGGGAAACATCCCGCGCGGCCGATTCCATCCGCCTTCGAATGTTTGCAGAGCCTCCGCCCATTCCTTGGCCGTCTTCGAGATTCCGCCCCCGCTCGGGATCTCCTTGCCGCTCTCGTTTATCCAAGCCGTGCAAACGCGAACCCATTCGTGCGGGTTGAAAACGTTCTGCATGAGCCAAAGCGCGGGGTTCTCCGGCATACTCTCGTCGAGGTCGTAGCCCCCGTCCTCGTTGCCGGGGTAGGGCTGATATTTGATCCCACGGAAGCGATACTTGATCCCCTTCGCTTCCATGCGCCGGCCGGCCGACTCGGCGCCGGAATCCCGGAGCACGTACGGTCGCGCGGCCGGGAACGGTGAGTCCTTCGGCTTCATCCACGGGGTTTGGTCCTTCACCTTGCCAGCGTTCCGCGCGATGGCGTCCTTGGCCTTGTGGCGCAGTTCCTTCTCGCTCCATGGTGGCGCGCATTTGGGGTTGTAGACATCCTGGAGCACGGCGAGGAGTTCAGCCTCGTCGGTGATGCCGATATTTCGAACCAATGAGCCGGCCACCTCGATCGTTTTCTCGTGTCCCTTCTGGCCTGCGACTGCGCCGTCAATGTTGGCCAGGTAGCGTTCGGCGCGCTCGCGTTTGCCCATTATGTCAACGCCTCCAGGACAATCATCGCGCCGTCCTCAAATTTAGCCCATTGTTTGGTCAGTGTGACAGCGACGGCCTTTGCGTCATCCTCCACAATCCCAGACTTTACAATCGCGTCGAGTGTCGACTTCGCGAGGTTATCCAGGTCGGGCTTGCTGGTATGATCCATCGGCGCGCCTTCCTTCAACTCGATGCCTCCAAAATGCTCTTTGAAATGCGAACGCGGCCGCGCGAAATTGAATGCAATCGAAACACGAAACGCCCCTTTGATTGGCTCGCAATCTCGCATAGCAAACGCGGCGGAAAGCTCAACCGTCCTGCGCCAAACTGTTACCGCGTCATCGTTGGGTTGGTAGACGTAAAGGCTTCCGTCCTTTTTCCTGCCTGCGCGCGGCCTGGGTTGCGGGACTGGCAGGCCCCGAACGTAGAACGATATTTCTCGCGCGGTCATATTGGCCACCCCTCATTGATCCTTACCGACTCCAGAAGCCCGGTCCAGTCCTCGGGCTCGTGTTTGTCATGTATCCACACCATGCGATCCAAAAATTCAAAATCTACCCCTTCGAGCCGTTCCGCGAGTGTTGGAAAAAGCTCCAAAACTTTCCCCGGGGTTTTCCCCTCCATGTCCTGGCTGTAAAGCTCGTCGGGAATGAGCGCGCCAAAAAAACACTTCCGCCCGTCCCCGCAGCGCAGACGACAAAACGTCTCATGGGCCCCTTTGTGATACTCTTCAGATTTCACGCGCTGAGCTGTCGCGTGCGCGTAGATAAGCCAAAACGCCTGCCGTGTGTTTAGTTTCTCGACTGCCATTAGTTACTCCCCCGCCTCCAATTCCACGTCCATGTCAATTATTTGCCGCAAGCGCTCGGGCTCAAAAATTGCCCGCACAAAAAAAACAACATCAAACTCCCATGCGCCGTCCAAGTTTCGGCGCGCCCCAGGCTGCGGCCTGATGTCGTAAGGGAAAAACGGTTTGAGGGTTTCGGAAGCCTCAACCATGGCAACCGCTGTCCTATGGGCCTCGTCTATTGATTGCGCCATGGTCTTTACCACCGCTTTGATTTTGTAGATTTTCATAAAACTCCAATGATTAGATTTCTTCCACTTCTACTGTGTAAATCATTCCGCTCCATGAACGAACTTGATTTTGTTCAACCTTGGTTTCTGCGTTTTCAAGGCCGACGGCCTCCCATAGATAATCAACAACAAGCGGAACCCAACCCTCGGCGGCCTCGCGAGTTTTGAAGATTTTTGGGATCGACGTTTGGCAAATGGCGATCGCGTCTTTTGTTGAGCGCTTGGTCAAATACCGACGCCGGATTCCCGGTGACCTTCTGTCGTTTGTGATTGTGACTTGGTAAACTGAGTTCATGGTTTTCACCTCAAAAGGCCGACTCCTCGATGATTGCGCCTGGATGTATCTCACTCATCTCCCCGTCCTCCTCGTCTCGAACCTGAAACTCGAAGCGTCCGTCGATCCAGATTTCAAATTTGTCCCAATCGGCCCAGGTCTCTCCATCGTCAGGGTTGTAGCCTTCGTCGCTTTCGTCTTTGGTGTCCCACTTGATTTCCACGGTGTCAACGTCCCATTCCTCATTGTCAGATTCGACGTATGCTCTCCAGACGACGCCGTTTTCGCGGGTTGCGTCATTATCGCAGATCGGCTCGTGCGGGATGTTCAGCGCGATCGTTTCGTTGATCACGATCGCGCCGTAAGTCCCCGCCATAGGGTCGAGACGAGCGGTCTTGATTTCTGGTAAGTAGTTCATTTTTCGTTTTCTCTGTGTCGGTGGTTTATCCCCTCGACACAATCAATATGCCACCGCCGAACAATTAACGCAATACACAAAATCAACCTTTTTGCATTTTATTTTGCAGGGGCCTAGAATCGCAGCGTATGAAAAAAGAACGCATTTTTGCGGCTGTCTCCGCCGTCATCGTCGCGGGTTTTGTTACGCTGTCCCTGATTTCCTGCCAGTTGGATCGCGTCACCCTCACACCGATGGGCGAGGAAGCGGCTGGGCGATTGGTCGACGCCATCACCGATCGGATCATTGACGAGATTGGCAGCGCAGGGTCCGACGTTTTGCAAGAGCCCGAAACCGCCACAGAGTAGGTCTCCACCATGGTCCCCTGGAAACCATTTTTGCCGGTTGTCCCGGTTTTTTTTGTGGCCTCTCTCGTTGGCGGCGTGTTTGTGCCTGGCGTGACCGCAATGGCTGTTCTGACTGTCGCCCTGGTCAACGCAATCAAAATTTCAATCGCATTCTTTCAATCAAAAAAAACTTACGCGCGCGACTTCTCGTTGATGGCGGCAGGGGAAGTGCTCGTGATCATGGCCACAGTTTGCTTTGCCGTGTTCGCGGAACTTGGCCTACTCAATAGCGAGCGCGGGATTGGATACGCAAACCAAATGCGGCTTCGAATCTTCATGGGGCTAGTGGCTGCATATTCGACACATAGATTCTACGCGCGAAATCTCAAACCATGATCCCTTCAATTTTTTTCCTTGGCGCAATCTTCATTTTGCTCTTGATAGTTTGCTGGCACGATGTTCACAGAGACGCCAACCGGAGCAACATGCGAAACATAGACAAAAGCGTCGACAAGCTCAGAAGGATAATTGATGGACGACATTAAAATCTTGCTCCTCGGCGAAACCGGAGGCGCCATGGCCTTATGCTTTTTGACGGGTGTGGGCGTTGGTTGGATGGCTTACCATCGATGGGTAGCTACTCAACTATACAAAGAGCTTGAACGCCTACGCGCGAAGGTTGACGAACTCTGGCAACGCGCGCGGTTTGATTGACCCTCCCCAATAAGCAAGCCAATTTTTATCTATGCGCCTTCCGCGCAAAAAATTGTCTAGCCTCCGCCAGAGTAGCTTTATCGGCGTTGGGGTAGCCAGCGCGCTTCATTGACGCGCGTTGTTTTTCGCTGGCTAGTTGGGTTCGGTTTCGTTCGAAAATCGCGTCAATGACCTTTGTCGCATGGCCTCGCCCCCTCACGGTGTCAACGTCGATCCCGTTGCGCATTAGTATGCTGATCTGTTTTGACGTTGGGCGCTCTCTTTCCCATGCGCTCTTTTCCTCATAATAGGCAGCTTCCTTCGAACCGTGCTGGATACAAAACTCAACGGCATCTACTGTTCCGCCCTTCCGTGTCGACTGTTTAGCCAGATGTTTCGCGAGGTTGTTCTCCCGTTGCGCGGCCGCTTCTGTCTGTAGATCGTCCATAGACAGTTCCGGCTGTGAGCCTCCCGCGTTCTCCTTCGCTTTCTTCTCGGCAACCTCTATCATGGCCGCCGCCATCTCATCGTCGACGCCCGCCAGGTGAGCGGGGCGCATGATGTTGTGCTTCGTGTGGAGCCAAAGAAAGTCTATCACTAGCAAATGATCCTTGCCCTCTGCGAGCCGTGTTCCGCGTCCGATGATCTGAGTGAACAACGATCGTGAGCCAGTCAACCGAAGGTTAACGACGCATTCAATCCCCGGGTCGTCGAACCCTTCCGTACGGAGCATCGCGTTGCTTAAAACCTGAAACTCCCCGCGCGCGAAACGCTCCAAAACTTCCTTGCGGTCCGCGCTCTTGCCGTCGACGTGTTCCGCCTCTAGGCCAGCTTTATGGCAAGCCTCCAAGAATTTTCGACTTGTAGAAATCAGCGGGACAAACACAAGCGTTCTTCGGTTGCCAGCGTGCTCTTTGATTTGTCGAGCGATCTCCTCCAAGTATGGTTCGATCGCGTGGCCAATGTCCTCAACCGCGAAATCCCCCGCGCGTCTCCCCACTTGGTTTAGGCTGATGTCTAGCGGGCTTGTCTTGATTTTGATGGGGACCAGGTAGCCGCGCTTTATCAACTGGTCCATGGTGATCTCGAAGGCGATTGTCTCGTAGAGTTCGCCAAGGGTCCGTTTGTCTGTTCGGTCTGGAGTGGCCGTCACCCCGAGGAGCCTCGAGAATGGGCAGAAATACCCGACGACCTTGCGCCAGGAGTCACTAAGGGATCGGTGGGCCTCATCGCATACGATCAACGAAAAATGCGCCGGATTCCAACGGTGCATCCTACGCGCCATAGTTTGGACTGACGCCACAACAACGCGGTCGCCGCGTGAAGCGTGATGTTGCGCCTTCTCTTTACCCGCCATGATCCCCGTCACCTTGTAGATTTTATCGATGGCCTGCTCGATCAATTCCTCGCGGTGAGCAAGAACCAAAGTCTTGCCCGAGTTGCGTTGCGCGAGGCTCGCGAAGATCACCGTTTTCCCTGCGCCAGTCGGGAGGATGGCGAGCTGGCGCGAATGCTCCCACCACCCGGCCTCGATTTTTTCTATACACTCCTCTTGATAGTCTCGAAGCTTCATTTGTCGTTTTGTTTTTCTGTGTCCTCAAATCTCAAAGTAAAAGCGCGGCGGGTTCGGACCGACGCGCTTGGCAACTGGTATGGGGCTCTCTAAAAAGGCGGATAGGGTTCAGCTGAAATTGCAGTGTCTCCCGTTGGCGGAAACGGCGACGCAGGCGCGCTTGATCCAAACGGATCGGCTGGCGCGTTTTTCTCCATCCACTCTGCGCGAAGATTTGTGTCGATTTCGAATTTGTCGCCGATCAGCCATTGCTTGATGCGGTTGTTTTCACGTGGTTGCCCTGACTTGTCGGTGTATCGGTTGACCTCGATTTCACAAAGCCCTCTTCGGCCAATAGTGTCGACCGGTTTGATGTCTAGCTCTAGCTCTTGGTCGGGTTCCAACCCTTCCCAATGGATAGATTCCAGGAACCTATCAACCTTCCATTCGATCGATTCATGGAAGATAAGCTTCTCCCAAAATGCGGTAGTAAGCTTTCCGTCTCGATTAGCAAAACCGATGCGGACCTCTAAAAAAGGCGCGCCATTTGTTACCCCTTGGGCTTGCATGCCTTCGCGTGCATCAAGAACTTTGAAGTAGTATTTGCCAGCTTGAAGAAGTTCGAAGACTTCCCGTTGCCTATTTTTGTAGATGTGCTTTGGCATGGCTTAAATTTCGTAAGGTTCAGAAGCCATTTCAATGGCTTGTTGGTGGATAGCGTCGACGCGATTGGTCCAACCCTTAATAAAGTCCCGCGCGTGTGGCCGGCTTTGGTAGTAGCGAGAGCGGACGCCTTGGAAATCTACAATGGTTTGCACAAGGTCCCGCCGGTGAGCTGCAGACCTTGTGATCGGGCCAGCAAAGCCGTCGACCTCAACATTCAAAGCTCGCTGCAATAGCTTTTGCGCAAGCGATGGCCCGGCGTTTACCGCCATATCAAAAAGGCACAAGTCCACGCCGCGCGGGAGGCCGTAGCAGTTTGCAGTGTCCCAGAAGCCGCGCTTGTAGATTTCTTCCACCTCAACGTCGGTGATCTCCTTGAGCTGTTCCACTGTTTTTGCTCGCCCGAGGTATCGGCGGAAGGTCCCGAGCGTGATGCCTTTGTTAGTCGCGCCTCCCGGGTCGTTCGGGTGATCAACAAACCCGCCCTCATGCTCTAGGACAATGGGCAGGCAAATATCAAAACGGTTTCTCTTAATCATTTTTCAAGTGGTTTCAAATGGTAGGTTGTCTCGCCTTGTTTGATGTTGTCCCCAAGGCGTTGTAGGACTTCGCGGCGCGCGTCTTTTTGTTTTGACCCATCGAGAGCGCGCCTTGCTTCAGTGAGTTTCGGAATGGAGACATTGCACGCCGCCAGGAACGCTCCCGACTCAAGGCCGAGTTGTTCAAAAGCCAGTCCAACGTCTGGCACAAATTTGCGACCTTCCCTTTCTACAAGCTCATGGCCTGGTATCTCGTAGCCAGCGCGCGCTTCGGCAGTGGCTTCTTTCTCAAGCGCGGTTCCCCATGTCTTGATTCGATGCCACAACTGGAGAGCAATGCCTACTTGTTTTGGATCAGTCCGCAAAAAGGCAGGGTCAAACATGCTCATATGTGGACGCAGTTCTTTCTGAACTTTTTCCACCGCGTCCACGTAGGGCGGGCACGTCGTGACGCGCGAGCACCATGAGCAATAATCGCACGGGACGGGCTCAGGATTGTTGGCCTGTTTGTCGATCAACTCGGCGACGATCCCCCAAGCCTCGGCGCGCGTGAATGTTACCCTCTCCACTGTCTGGGATTCCATAAACAG